AGTTTAGCCTGATTCATTCGAGCTTCAGAACTTTCATTCAAAAGAGATCGAACCGACGAATCATTTGCAAACCCCATTTTATCAGCAATTTCATTAAGGCTGTACCCCTTCTCTCGAAGAGCTTTAGCTGTCGCAACATCTGCGGATCTGCGTTCGTCCTTAGCAAGACTCATTTGAGTTCTAAACTGGGTTGTGCTCAAACCCATAGATTTGGCAATAGCAACTTCACCTGTATAAGTCTTTCCATCTTTATCGGTAAATGTAAAATTGGATTTTTTCATTTCTTCAACTCTGGATAGAAAGTCGCCGCTATGTTGATAAGGGTTGTCGCCCGAACCCCACGGATAACGACCAGAACGCCTTGGCATTCCATAGTGCATTAAAATATCATCTGTGAGACTCATGGTTTAGCCCTCCTGTTCTTTAATTTTTCGAATAACTCTGTCAAAAGTAATGATCTTATCCATGATAGGAGCAATATCTTCGACCGTTGGAGTATGGTACAAAATTTCATTATTCTGATACAGACGAAGTTCCATTTCGATATCAGCAGGTTTTACTTTGTATTCCAAACAAAAAAGAGCAGCGTATATTTCAAGCTGCTCTATATGTGCCGGTATCACACCAGTCTTTAAATCGTGAATACGAAGTGTGCCGTTACGAAATACTATTGCGTCCGCGGTGCCAAAACAATTATCAGAGTAGAATAAAATCTGCTCAGGTACCATTCGGAAACTGATTGCATCATTGACATACATGTTAAGTGTCTTCTGTGATTTAGGAAGTTTCTGTCCCAACATAATACACTGACGCGCAAAGTCATGAAGTACAGTTCCACGCTGAGTGGCTAAAAACTTTGAATAAGACTCGGCCACTTTATTTTCATCGTAGTTAATCCAATGAAATTTGCTGGCACCAAGAAAGGCGTGTTGCCCTTCAAGATTTGAATGATTGTTGAAGATCATGCAGCACTTCCTCCTTGTTCTCTGGGCAAATGAATCTGGAGAAAGACATCTCATTCATTTTGCCTACATAGTATTCTTGATTAGGTTGTTTTTTTGCGCCAGCATTTTGTTTACATTCCAGAGTAGCCCACTTGTCATTGAACAAAATAAGTAAGTCTGGAATACCTTGCAAATATCCAGAATCGCTTTTCATCACAATGCAACCCGGAAATAGTTTTTTTAGCTCTTTTATGAGCTTCGCTTGAAATTTACTTTCGAGCATATCAAATGAGCCTCCTTTCATGCAATTTGCTCAAAACTGAAAAGAGAATGTCTATTCTTAAAAATAGCTTTTTACTCCTCTCTTCATAAAAGGGGATGTTTTTTTCGCGCGGCACAAAAAAAAGACCGAGACACCATTTTAAGCATCTCGGTCGAGGTTGTTATTTAGTTTTTATCTCGCTTCGATCGATACAGGATCAAGTTCAAATATTCCGGAATCGCTATCAAAATTTTCAACTTCTGCTCTTATTTTAATATTGCTGCCAAGAACAACAAAGTCTGGTAAATCCAAACCACTTAATCCAAGATCATAAATACCAACATCTTCAAATTTGAAAATAGGTCCTGGATTGGCTGTATTCTCATCAACATAATCTCCAGCACTAATTAACAAATCATAACGAGTATCGTATGTGTCGTGATTGGTTAAATAAGTGATACACCCATCAAATTCGATAATTCTCTTTTTATAAGTTTCTGCAAACTCGGTATAAGATGAGTCAATGTCTGCTTTTAAACCTAATATTGCAGCAAGTTCTGGACAATTTTTGATAGTTAATATCTCATCCGATGGTTTACCTTCTGACGTAGAAACATCAGGTACTTCTGATTCCGATATATTTTCACTTTCTTTGTCTGGAAAAGTATGATAAGTTATGATAACCTCAACATCAGCAGGGTACCATGTGTCAGCAGAATATCCTAAATTACCGTCCACTGATACGGATTCAACTTCTCCATCTTTTGTTAGTAACCCAGTCACCAAATCATCAAGTGTTTCAAGCTTAATATTTGTAAATCCTTTTTCCTCAAATTGCTCAAGCACTTGTTGATAATCTCGACCTTTCTGTACACTGGAAGCGGATGGTGTTTTTGCTTCGCCTTCGTGATTTTCAGAACTACAGCCTGTAACGCTGAACAACATCGATATCACTATAAATAGTGATATAAGTTTTTTCATCTCTTTATCCCTCCAAAACTTTTTTTGAGGGCATAAAAAGTGCGCCCCCACATGAGAGACGCACCGAAAAAGTGCCGCTCTCATTGTTGCCACACAATCTCAATCAAGTCGCAAAGGACGCATGAGTAAAGAGAGAAAACACTTTTTACCAAAGTCATTTTCCCTTGCAACTTGAAAATATTAGATTGTGTGGCTATTACAGTATAGCATAAAGCCGGAAAAAAGAAAAGTATTTTTGCGAAAAACTCTTGACATTTTTTCTGTTTTATGCTATAGAAAATGACTTATGGCCAAATGCCCACTTTACTTGCCTTTATTTATATAAATATTAAAACTTTTTATCGCAACTAATAAGAAATAAAAGTGGGCAAGTGGGCTTTTTGGTAGTTGCAGGTCACCAAATTTGCGCAAATCGGCCAAAAAAAGCTAAAAACAGACCAAAAAGTGCCGTTTTCAGAAAATGCCTTTCAATTTTTCTGCCCACTTTTGGTTTTCAAAAACGGGCTTTTGCCCACTTTTTTTGGGCTTTTTTCAGAATTTTCGTCCGTACAAACCCTAAAATTATCACAAAAATCGCAAAAGCCCACTTTTGTCAAAATGAAAGTGACCACAAAATGGGCAAATTCTAAGACTGTACGGACATGTTTTCTACCTCCAAACTCTACCTGTCTGTTTGTCAATCAGCACTACTCGACCCTCAATTTCGAAACCAGCTAATTCACACAAGTAAAATATTGTATGTAGCAGCTTATGAAATCTATCGTCTTCTTTATCAATATTTCTAAGCGCCTCAAACGCCGTAGGGTCCGAATATCCTTCCGCATTCTTTCTCGGATTAGTATTAGTTGCCATAAATATATTTTCTCCTTCTTTTAAATATGCTTCAAGGTTGTCACCCCTTTTTTCAGGCTCTCTTGCACATCAATAATTCTTTGATTTCTGCTCCCTCTGAAGTCGAGATCAAGAGAACGCTCTTCAAGAATAAACGGACCATCCACCAATACATCAATGTGCTGTAGTAATTTGATTGCATCAGTCCGTCCGTACAATTCTTCAAAAATATAACCAGTGTAACACCAAACTGAAAGTCCCATCTTCCGAGCTTCCTTAGCAATGATGCTACACTGGTCAGACTGACAGAAAGGCTCTCCGCCAGAGAGCGTGATTCCGTCAATGTAATTTTTGTTTTTTCTGATGTCGGCGATTAACTCATGAATCGAAACGAGCTTACCACCATCAAAAGAATGAGTAGAAGGATTGTGACAACCACTACAATGATGAGGACATCCTTGCGTAAATATAACGTAACGAATGCCCTCGCCATCTACTATAGACTCAGGCGTTATCCCTGAAATCCTGATTGACTGTGTGTTTGACACGATCTCGTTCCTCCGCTCTCTTAGCATCGTTCCATTTATCAAGCGTACCTACAAGATAACCGGTGATACGACGGATGCGTTCAAATGGAACTACATTTTTAAGGATATAAGTAAGGTTGACATTCTTATCATCAATTACTTCAATTTTGATGCCAATAACATC